TTGTAGGTAGACCTAAAAAAAGATACCTCGGGCTGACCGACGAGGTGTACATCCTGAGCACCTACGGCGACGAGTTGGGCGATACCACCAGACATTTTATAATATAGTGAGACTTTATTTTTAAGCTGGGACGAATCTGCAAGATTCTTAGAAGGTTAGATACGAGAGAAGTCCTTCGGACTTCGTTCGGGATGGAGACTTACAAACTGGAATGCAATTTGTAAGACGTTGGAACAATCGACGAAGTCGATTGGGACTTAGACCACATTCGCCGGCCAAATTGGAGGTGTGGGCCATGTGACGAGTAATCTGTATTGATTTTCTGGATCTATGGATATACCCGTTACTGGTAAATCCCTTAATTGTTGACGATACCTTACCCACGCCTGTTTGATTTCTTCCGATGGAAAGGGGAAGTCCGATGTCATTAAATAATCCGTTTTCTGTAATCGTATGTCACGGTTCGAAAGTACCTTTTTACGGTCTTTTATTACGATATTATCTCTAACTTCTCGTGGTTCAGCGTTAATAAGTTCCATCACTTTGGCTTCGAATACTTCCTTGGTTGGGAGTTCTACTGGAACTTCTTTAGTATAGGTACCATTTTGGTTTCTAACATAACCAGACTTATCACCCAGTTCATCGTACGTTGTAGCATCTATAGTTACCGAATCGGGTTGTACCATCAGATCTTCATAATATTGTCCCGATCTTGAAGCTCTCGTCTGTGCTTTAGGAACTAGTTCATAGAGCGCTCGTGTGTTGTACTCCTTAAAGTTCATATACTAGTTTAGGCTATTTTAATTCCCGAGAAATTGGCTCGGTTGACCTTAAGTGTCGTGGTCGCGACCACATTCCTAAAATGAACCTGTACGGTAGATCCTTTATCTAAAGGTATGAGATCCGATATACACCAACACTCTTCTATTCCAGTGCGTGTAAGGAATTGGGGGTTAAACTGCATAAAAGCACTTGAATTTGTTGTTCGGTTTGGAAAGGAACCGCCACTTTCCCACGAACCTCCGTTAGCTTTGTTACCACCTGTGACAAACATCGCATATTGAGAATCATCGGTACCATCACCACCGACCATAGTCCAACAAAATTGTACGAGATAAACCCCCTTTTCTGGTGCTGTATACGTTCCAGTACTTGGGTCGAAGTTGCGACCAGTACCTCTTTCAGTTCTCGTTCCTGCCATACCCGTTTCCCAGCTTTGTTCGAAGTCGTCGAGATTGCCAAAAATAACAGGTCCATCCGTAGCACTATTATAGATGATATCGTTCTGATCAGGTGCACCGGTTTTCCAATACGACCACCCGGGATTGTTCGAGCTAATAACACCACGGGTGGCTATGTTCCCCCGCACGTCCAACTGAGCTTCAGGGACTTTCCCGATACCGACGGCCGTGTCGCTGATGACCATGGACCGCCCGGTTCGGCCCAAGTTGTAGAGTTTCTTGATCTCCGAGGGTTCGAGGGCGACGTTGTAGATTTTGAAGTTGGAGATTTGGCCATCGAAATATCTGTCTGTTGAACTTGAACCAGTTCTTGCACCTATTTCTATAGGTGGATTAGCAGATAGACTTAATTGGTCGTCCGCAAAATCCGAATCAATAACATTCCCAGGAACCCCATTTACATATCCTTCAATTGTTCCAGCCGTCTTCGTGGATCCAGTACCATGATATATAATCACTAAATGTTCCCATGTATTGAGGGAACCGGCTGTTATTTCTAGATGATTCCCATTTCTAATATTGAATTTGTAATACGTGTCGTATCTAATCGCAAAAAAAGAACCTCCTGTATCCGTATTCTTCCCTAAATCAATGAACCATCTATTATCCGTCTCTGGTTTTAACCACATACTAAGACATAACGTCTGATTACCACTTCCTAGATTTGTTGCTGCTTCTATATAATCATCCGTCCCATCAAAAACAAACGCCTTATCCGCTGCGGAGTAGTAGGCACCACCATAAAACGCCCCATGATTCCCCCGCCCCGAGATATCTGTGGGTGAGGAATTGACGGTGGTATCCAAATCCAGCACCAACTTCTCAGGTCTCGGGGTTTCCGTATCCACGTCGTACCGCGAAACGCGGGGTACATCGAGGGACCTGGTCAACGACAACGAACCCTTATCGAGGGTCGTGGGACCGGGTGTGCCGAAATAGCGGAGTTCTTGAATTCGTACACGGTCTAAGGTTGAACCCTCTTTAATACGTGTGATAATCATCGTGTATATTTTATAGTGTCCCGTGTGTGATACCGTGTAATACTGGGGGTCGGTATCAAATGTTCCACCTGTATACGTATGAATATGCGTCCAGTTTATATCATCATTACTCGCCCAAATTTGCCAATCCTGTGGCCAATAATCGTCCGTGGCATGTTGAATAAAATAACTCTTCACGTTTATTTTATATGGCATCTCAAGCTGAAGCCAATGTCCGTAAGGTGTTCCCGAAGAAGCACTTAACTGATACTCGTTATCTTCATAATAACCTGTCGTTTTGTTATAGCCGACGTCTTCCTGAGATCCTGGTCCGTATAGTAAGTAACTCTCAGATGAGTTGTAATCAAACGCATTATACGGTTGGTTTCCATCATAATCGACATCTTGTCGACTGCGTAAAGACGCTGATGCCTTGAACTCACCGTGACCTTCGATGTATGTGATATTTTTAGTGACACCTGAAATGTGAGTACCAGTAGCTGTCCCATCTGGGTGTGTCATCCCCCTAGGGGGGTACGCCTGAATTCGCTCATCTCCCGCGAGTTCCAATTGGCCCGAGGGTTCGGTGACCCCCACGCCCAAGTGTCCCTTGTACAGGGTCACTTGGGACTTGGACCCCAAAAAGTAATCCTTTTGGTAGTCGTAGAGTTCCTTGATTTGGTCGGCGTTGAGGACCTTGGAGTAGAGACGGAAGTTCGCGATGGAACCGTTTACAAATCCGGCGTTGCCGGCGCTACAACCAACACGGAGTTGTGGATTCTCTCCTAAACTTAATGCACTACCAGCGGAGGAGCCTAAGGGTCCAGTCATATTCATTTTTACACCATTAATATAAACAGTTACACTGTTTTGTGTGGTTAGACTTCCATCATATGAATAAAATATATGAACCCATTGTTTGGACAGTATACCTGCCGAACTCACTGAAATCTCATAATAATTACTCATAAATGAAATATATAATTTACCTGAACTGATTTGTATAGACGGACTTGTGTTTGTACCACCACTTCCTAATTGATAGATATAGTCCCCAAGAGTTGTAGGGTCGTCATTAGTATAATACCACAAACCAGCGGTGTGTACGTAAGCACCTGCACCCTGTGTTATTGCCCCACTTATGCGACTACTCGTACCATTGAATACAAAAGCCCCATTAGATACCGTCACATCAGTTCCTGTACCGGTATTTGTATTAGGAGAACTATCTACCACGGACGTCACGGCCCCATCCGCCAAGTCCTTCGCATCATAGTAGACCTCCAACTGGGTCCCCGTGGTCGCCGGCACGTTGTACACGGTCTTTAGGGTGGTGTCTAGGGAACCACTGCCTTCTTCGTAGCCGTAGAGTTCCCATTCGCCGATGGCTACGGCGGGATTAGTTGAAGTAGGGTGCATCTCCGTGAGTTGTAGTCTGTATTGGTCATATTTTTCCGTTTCATTTGTATGAACGGTTACTTGAAAATTTTGACCAACGGGTAATCCAGAAAAATCATGTATTCTATACCATGTTGAACCAGATTTATCTTTAGCCCAAAGTATACCAGATTTTGGACCTCTATGTGTTGACGCATCACGATTTTGTATTTTAAAATGACTCAATCTAATTTTGTTTGGAAGTTTAATATCTATCCATGAACCGTATATAACACCTGTACCAGGATCAAACGAGTCCCGTCCAGCTGGTGGGGTCACACCACCGTCATCAGCACCGGTTACTGTACCATCAACCCCATACGAATTAACAGCTGACATCCATGATCCATCATCATATACACCGTCAAATGCATGGGAGGCGCCGTAACTAGCACTGTTACCATGTTCCGAAGATACTTCTAACGTATATCCATCTTGTGTGTACGGGGAATCACCTGCGCGGAGGTCAGTCGGAAAATTCACCTCCGGGTACTTCCGCAGGGGTCGATCGTGGGGTCCCGTGTATTCGGTGACCACGTTAGAGTCCACACTGACTTGCGAAACGTTGGAGACCCTCGTGAGGTGCATGTTCCCGCGGATATCGAGGGACTCTTTGGGGTTGTTCACACCCACACCCAAGCTCCCGATGAAGGAGACGTTACTGGTTTTGTCCGAAATGAACCGACCATTGACGATCCGAAGATCCTTAACGGCAGAGTCCGACCCATCCGCTTCGATGAATATGTTTACGAAAGACCCACCCGTCGTACTGACGACGCGGGAGGCAACACCCGGGTGGCCGTGAACCGAATTATAGGTATCAGATTCCTTAAAGTAAAGGACGCGTGCACCGTCAATGTACACGGCGATGACACCCCTTTCGAAAAAGACGTTCACCTTTTTATAGGTTGACGTAGAAACATCGGGGATGGTTTCAGATGCGAGATTGTTTCCATTATCATACTTGAGCGTCAAAGTGGTATCCTTAAAATTTAGGGTGTATCCTAAAGCGTTTGACGTAGACCCTTCGTTGTAAAAGTTAAACTCGACGTATTTGTTATCGTGTGTCTTGAGATCGAACTCACCGACCCACGCTGTAGGTAACTTGATACCCCACGTTTTATTAGCCAGGTACGTTTCTTTCTCGGTTATGAGTAAATCATTCTTCACGATATTCTGAAGCCCCTGGTTTAGACCCGAGGTTTCAGCGACTTCGAGTTTCCCCACCCGAAGCGTGGCATTCCCGATATCCAAAATGCCTGCTGGTGGTTCGAATGACATTTATTATAAGGGAGGAAAAGAATTCATTTTAGAACGACGAAGTCGTTACTTAATGAGACTGGGAACTTCTTAGAAACCTTGATAGATTTGTAGGAAGCGTGGGGAGGACAATCAACTTCGTTGATTGGAATGATTTCACTCAGAACCCGAAACAAGAGTATAGAACCCCTGTAAATTAGAAACAACAGCCTCTGGAATAGTCACGGGAACGTATTCCGCTCGTTCTTCCAGGGACTTAGCGGCGTATTCCCTAACAGAAATTTCAAAGTACCCACTCGGGACAGATTTCCTGAAAACCGTGAACGAGGGTCGGGCCGTGATGAGATTCGCGTACTCTTCCGCGCTTATGTTCGAGTAAGTCACAACATTGGAAACCACGAGATTCGAATAGTGTGTGATCACCTTGACGTACCTATGTGGTCTATCGGTTGTTTCGACATTCGAGTACTCGATGACTGGTGTGTACCCACTCTGCTGGTCGGGAGTCAATTCATTATAGGCATTCGAAGAAATGTTGGAGAACACGTCAATCCCATCGTAGACCATGAGGTTCGAGTAGTACCCCACGGTGTTCGAGGAGTAGTAGTTACACTCCAAATAATTCGCCTGGTCTTCTACCGAAAGGTTAGAGTACTCGGCAACCGTGACATTAGAATAAACGTCGGTTGGAACGACACTCACGATGTTCGAGTAGTACGACATTTATTATAAGGGGAGGTTTTTTAAACGAAAAGTCGGAGACTTTTCTGTTTGATACGGGAAAGTACAACTGCTACGCAGTTGGCTGGACGGGCCAAACCGGGTTCGCTGGATCCTCGGTCACCGAAGGAAGGTCTCGGAGGGCTTGCATGTACACCTTCCACTCTTCGGGGATGGGTGTGTCCGTAGAATACGCTCTGAGGGTAACCCAGTCACACGCCGCGAGACGCTTGTTACGTTCTTGGCGGAGTTCCTTGAGGGGTTGGGCATCGATGAGTTCTTGGAGTTTGGCCTCGAACTCCTCCTTTGGGGGTTTTTCGTAACCTTCGGGAACTTGTATTGATTCCCAGGTCTTTTTACATCTATACCATTCTGGTTGTGGGTTCCATGAAGATATAATTTCGTGTATAAACAGACTATACTTCAGATCTTGTGGCTGTACATCCATATTATATTAACTAGATAAATAAAATCCGGTAAACTGATTATAACCAGAACTTAAGGGACTGGCACCATTTTTGATTCCCATCCAATCACCCACTTCTAAGTACATGATCATAGACCCGGATACATGCAGATGTTCGTTATGACCACCACTAAAATAATCATATATAGTTGAATATGTACTAGACACATATCTATTACCATTTTTCATCCATTCAATTACAGTTCCGCGTCCATTTATATAAGTACCCATCAAACTTATAGAAAAATGATAGTATCCAGTTTTGGGTGCATAAAATTTTGTAGTGTCATCACCCCAACCCCCACCCTTGTTATGAGATATATTATCAAAATCTATATACGTTGTGTTTCCTGATACATCGGAAGTAAAGTGTACAAGAAAATATACCGGACACCCACCGTAGATATCCCCCCTCACATCCAAAGCCCCTCTAGGAGCCTCCCCATCCCCTAAGCCAATCCCGACCCGAGTTTTGTTGAAATTGACGACGTGGTGACCCTCGTCGCACCGTCCCATATCGTAGAGGGTCTTGACCTCCTGGGCGGTGAGGGCTGTGTCGTAGAGTTTGAAGTTGGAGATGGAGCCGTTAATACCATTAGCACCGTCAGCAAATCGTCCCAAAGTTAATTCATTACCTACCAAACTAAAGTTACCCCCAGATCCCGAACCTATTAAACTTTGTTCTGTACCATTTATGTAAAGATTGTGATTTTCTGGAAGATTTGTTGTGCCACCATTATAGTTCACAGCTACATGTATCCATGTATTATCGGTTATGACGGTATTCTCAGACGTCACTGTACCACCATTATGAGCGACCAATATTTTATCTGAATTGATGCCTATAGCGGTCTGTCCACCGGTATTTCCACCAGTTCCTATCATAGCATGATAATCATAACTATCAACTTGAGATGTACGTTTCAACCAATAACTCATCGAATGAGCACCAATAGACCCTGTCCCGAGACCATGCGTCCCACTAATATAATCATCCGTTCCATCAAACTTTAAAGCTTTCTCCGTCGCCGAATACGACGCCCCACCATAGAACGCTCCATCATTCCCCCTTCCACTTGTATCCCTAACAAGCCCATCTTCCATAGGGTTCGTCGAGGTATTGTATTCCACAACGAGTCGGTCCCTTCGGGGAGTATCATCCGCATCTGGGGGTGGTCCAATCCTAGGAACATCTAGATTCTTCGTGAGGGTCAAAGCACCGTCGTGGAGGGTACTCGACCCCTGTTTACGTACACCGAAGAGCTTCACATCCTTGAGACGCGTGAACGCATCCGCGACGATCGCGTGGTACTTGTAATAGTTGGGGTTATCCAAGTTCTTAAACTCTAGGCGGTCGTCGACTCGGAAGGTTTCGTTACCAGTTGTAATCTTCGTCCAGTTCGTATCGTCATTACTTCCCCAGATACTCTTGATGTTCGAGGGCATATTCCAAACGCGGACTTTAGCTTCATTACCCGCCCTATCTCCACCTACTATCGTAGAACCGTCGCGAGAAATAATAAGACTGGTGTAAAAGTCACCTAAACGACCGTCGGTACTCACACCCGCTGAACCACTCGTCGAATAGTTCCTGAGCTGCCACATTCCTCCAGTATATTCATATGTAAACGCATAACCTTGTTCATTGTTCTCGTTAGGCGCCGCCGCAACTAATCGTGTTCCATCACCAGATAAATCAACAGCCGTTCCAAACTTTTCGTTATCTGTACCTTGTAGCGGACTTACAAGTGTACTTACAAGTGTCCATACCGACCCGGACCAAGTAAACACGTATACTCTACCCCAATTTGTACCACTCCCGTCGTCTCCCGGGGCACCGACAGCCACTGTATTACCATCATCCGAAATGGCTATACCCGCTCCAAAGGTGTGTGTGTCAGTACTTGGTGAAGTAGGGTGAGTGAGTGTCGTTCTTTTGACCCATAGACTCGATGATGAATTATAATCATAAACATACACAGCACTTACCGACCCATAATTAGCACCCGCTATCAAATGGTTACCGTCGGGAGTGATTTTTACGCTCTCCCCCAATCGATCACCACTTTCTAAACCATTGAGATTTTGACCCTTTTGGGTCCATGCACCGTTCGCGTATGTGTGTACACGAATCTGTCCAGCTTCACCACCTGCCCCTGATACCAATTGGCGATACCCCGCGGCTATCGTTTTACCATCATGGGATAGGCTAAGACTCCAACCAGCTCGGTCGTTAGTCGCAGTACCTAGGAAATAGTTTTGTAACGTAGATGTGAGAGGACCGGAATCTGGTACAAGGGTCCACGTTGATCCGTCTAGATAGAAGACAGCATACCTACCGACATCTGCAGTGGAACCATCATGATACAGATTCGATCCAACGGCGACGTATTTACCATCACCCGATATGGCCACGGCGTAACCTAATTGTTCACCGTTTTGCGTTCCCTCAAATACATTTCCAACACGGACCCATCCCGATCCATTCCAATCAAAAACAAACGCCTGACCGCGGTTGCTGTTTGAACCCGGATCCGCGGAGGGTGCCCCCACAATTATGCGAGTACCATCATCAGTACAATCTAAAGCTATACCAAATGAGGAACTATTCGCAACGTGCTCCGCCGAATCGTTTATCGTATCCCCCACCTGCCTCCAATCTGGGTTCGACTCAAACTCCGCCTTCTTGAGACTCATGGATTCTGGGGTTTGGATCTTGAGCCACGCCCCGAAATCAACTTCTTCGGAGAGACGGGTGTGTCTCTCGGGTGACGCGTCCCACGAAGTTGAAGTGAGACCATCGAACGCCCGGTACCCCGACCCGTCCGCGGCACTTAACTTGATTTGACCAGTCCCTTCATCGTACGACTCGTTCGAAGCGACCGCCCTCGCGGGAAACTTCGCTAAAGCGTGGGGTTCATCCACGACCGTTAGGGCTCCTTCGGGTTCGGTCGTGCCCACACCTATGCGACCTTTATAAAAAGTCATCGAGGATTTCTTGTGCCCGAACGCATCCTTTTGCGCATCGTAAATCTCTTGGATTCGCTCGTCACCCAAGTACTGGTCATAGACCCTAAAGTTCGCCACCTTACCCGCGAAGGGACCACCCACGATGGCGGGGGTACCGGTATCTTCTTGGGTGCCGAAGTATTGGATTTGTTCTATAGCGGTCTGTGTAGCAGCTGAAGTCTGTCGTATAATTAAACCAATTTGACTATAGGCGGTAGAACTTACTATATCAGTTGTCGTTGTGTGTGGATCACTTGCAGTGTAGTCTGAAGTTGTTAAACCGCTAACATCTTTTATTGTAAACCAATTCGTTCCATTATTACTTCCAACTATCGTATAGTGAAG